TGCACCAGGCGCTCGTCCTCGTACAGGTCGTAGCAGGCGAGGCCCGCGAGCACGGCGTGGACAACCTCGTGGATGTATACCTGCGCCTCCTCCTCGGGGCACAGGCCGTTCCTGACGCGTATCGTGCGCGTGGACGGGCTGCAGGACCCGTTCTCGCCCGGCTCCACCCCGCCTCTCTCCACCTTGTACGGGATTCCGAGGATGTCAACCGTGTCCGGCAGCATGGGCGCACCTCCGATCGGCATGAAAAAGGCCCCTCGCGGGGCCTGATGAATCAGAACGTCGTCACAGGGCCTTGCCGGCTTCTATGGCCACGTGGAGAACGGCGTCGAACGCCGAACCTAGAAACTCCCTCACACGGCGCATCTTCGGACTCTCCCTGAGGAATTCAACGCCCTCCGATGTGATGCGGATATTCGAGTACCGCTCTCCATCGACGAACGCCAGCCTGTCCGCCTTTACGTACCCGTGGTCTCGGAGGTCGCCCAAGACGGCCGACCAGTACACCGGATTCACCTTCGCGAACGCCTGCGCCTGCTCGGGCGATGGGTTCACGCCGTCCTTGATGCACTGGTAGAGGTACGTGAGCACCTTGAACTGGATAACGTCGAAGTCATCTGAAGCCATGTTCGTCCCTCGCTATCTATCTGATTTCGCCTTCTGAGATACAGCATGAGAAAGCCGCCCCGTGGGACGGCTTGCAGGCGCCCGGATTTGAACCGGGGTCTCCTCCATCAAGGGCACTCCAGTCTATGCTACTGCCTGCGTTTCTATTATATGCGTCTCGCGATCAGTCTCCGAATAGGATGAGTTCGTCCCACCTCTCGCGAATTGACTTGCCATCAAGGATGGGATAGTCCAAAGCGTCCTCGAGCGAGTCGAATGGCGGCGTGATGAGTTCCCACATCGAGTTCTTGCATTGCGGGACAGAGACCTTGGTCACGTCGGCGAAAGCCCATCCGTTCATGTAGTCGCAGCACAGCTGAATGTCGCGCCACTTCACGAAGAACATGAAGCAGCCGCCTTCGGTCTGGTCGTATACGAGCTGAGAGATGGAGTAGGGCCTTGGAATGGGCCAATATGCGCTATCTTCCAGATTCTCGATCATGCAGACCTCTTCGCGCTTCTTGCCCATTTCCTCTTGACCTCCTTTGCAAATCTCTTCTCGCGCTTGTTCAGAACTCTAGAGCCGCCTTCATCGTGAAGGTATCCGATGTGCTTGTGGTTTGCGCTCCCGCCATGCCGATGGCTCTTGCGGTACGTGGCAAGGTGCCACGTCTCTTTTCTCTTGCCGTCATCGTCAAAGAAGATTATATCGCTGATGTGGCCAGTCCTGTCGGCCATTGCGTAAATGCGTCCGGACGTTCTAGTTTCCATCGGGGCTTTTCGCCTGCCGGGTAACTTGTTTTCGAGAACCTTCACTTCACCGAGCCGCGTGGCGAATGTGGCGAGGCTGCGGAACTCGTCCCCGTAATTCAATTCAAGTTCGGAATCGTTGACCCTAAGACGATAGGTGCCGCTGCTCGCCCCGCGCCCGCCCATTATCTACCTCTGCGCTTGCTGGAAACGATTCTGCCGGAGTTCTTGCTCAGCTTTCGGCTCTGGGACGCGCCTCTGACCTCCGCCGATGCAACATCCATCGCATTCTCAGCCCTCCGCTTCGCGTTAGCCTGCTCGCCGCGCTTCACGTCCGATTTCGAATGCAGCTCGACCTTGTAGCCCTGACCTACGGCGCGATCGTATATCTCGCGTATGGTCTGCTTCGTCCGAACGGGATAAGCGGAGTCGCTGATAGACCCTCCGCTGAGTACCACGCCGGCGGAATTGGTCCTGTAGAACGCCCTGCCGCCGCCTTGGAAATGAACCGTCATGCCTGCAGCTCCGCGCGGCAAGCCGATGGAAGCGCCGCCGCTCGCGCTGCGAGAACCCCTACCGCCCATTTGCCATCCTCTCCGTTACGCCGTTGGCGTACTGCACTACCTCGCAAGAGCCGAAGTCGAACCCTATATCGCCGCCGTAGAGCAGCACGCGGCTAGGCTCCAGCCGCTTCATCGCTTCGCTCATGCCGTCGAACCATATTTCGAGCGCGTCTGAATCTTCCTTGACACCGACCGTTGACGTTGCAACCGTTGAATGCTTCGGAATGCCCTCGAAGCAGAACGTGTAGCTGTCAGGCTCGGCCCATGAAAGCGTTGGGACAACGTCTATGCCGTTCGCCTGCCAGTAAAGCCCTAGCGCCGCGCTGCGGTAGCGGTTCCACGCCTGCATGGGTAACGGCATGTCTAGATATAGCGAGAAGTCTGGCGTGAGCACGCAATCGAAGCCGCGCAGGACGTCCAGATACTTCTCTGGTGACTGCCACACCCGCTCGAACTGGTAATCGTCGATGAAGAAGTGGCAGGCGTTGCCGCGCTTCTTATCGTTCGCCGTGCTCTTGGCGTAGTTGAAGCCCATCATCTGCTTTGGCTTCTTATCGCACGGCGCAAGCTCGGGGTAGCCGTTCGCGTTGCAATGGTAGCGGTTGACGATCTCTAGGTTGTAAGCCCTGTCAGTCCTTAGCCGCTCGGCTCCATAGTTCAGCTTCTTGCTCTTGAAGTCGCACCCGAACCTGCTCATATCGAGTTTATTGATCGACTTCACCTCATGTTGCAACAGCGTCTTGTTCCACGTTGCAACCTCGCCGGTCTTGTTGTCGGCTATGCGGTAGGCCTTTATCTGCTCTTCGGTAAGGCCGTCGCAATACGCTATGTTCTCGTCCGGTATCTCGGTCCACCCAAGCGACTTGCACGCCGCGACACGCGTATGCCCCGTGACGATAACGGGATTGTCGCGCGACTCCAAAACGATCTGGCCGCGCAAGCCGAACTCACGGATTGAATCAGCGACTACGGGAATTGCCTTCTCGTTGTGCCGCGCGTTCTTCTCGTACGGGATTATCTCGTCAATGAGCAAGTGACCACCTCGCAGAACGGTACACAATCGATGCCCTGTGGCAAAAAAAGACCTCGGGGGGATATCCTGCTGTGCCGCCGGGGTCTTCTGTGAGCGATGGTGGAGGGCATGCCCCCGTGGGCTAACGAGAGACGATTTAAGCCCTACCAATCGCGAGACGTGACTACTTGCCCAAACTCGCGCTTAACGCCGCTCTCGCCGCGTCTCATTCGCTTATACGCTAGGTTGGCGAAGCCAACGAACTCGAACGGGCAGCGCCAGCGCCCATACATGGCCGCCGCGTTGGCAGCGATAGAGCGCACAAGCTCCACGGGCTTGTCGCTCCTCCACTGGTTGCAGCATCGGTGCGCCCTGGCAACGTTGCCGCGATCGATTGCGGAACCGCCCTTCGATATGGGTACAAGCTCGTCAACTTCCATCGCATACGGATGCCCAGCCTTGACCGCGGGAATCGGCAAGCCGCATATCCAGCAAGGCGAGCCGTCTTGCTCTAACTGCTTGCGGATGCGCTGCCTTGCCCTGTAATTCGCATAGCGCGGGTTGCTGCTAGGCATGCTCACCACCTAACAAAAAAGGCGCTCGCGCGATGCGAACGCCCTACTGTTTGCATATGTCGCTTTAGCGCTTGGCGCATGCGCGACACGTTACACTATATCGCTTAGCCAACGGTCAAAGCGGCTCATTGCGGCTCAACTTTAAAGCTCTTTACCGATCATCGCCGCTTCAAATCCAGCCGCGTCTATGTAATCCAAAGCCACCTCCGCATACCTCTTCGCCGTTGCCTTGGAGACGCGGCAATACCACCCTGTGTCATCCCACGTGCGCATGAGCAAGTACCGGTGCATCAGAACATCGGCGTAGCAGCTACCGATTCCCTTGGACACGCCGCCGCGACCGTCCGTTCCGTAAAGCACGTTCATAGCGTCTTCCAATATGGCTTCATCGGCTCTGAGACGCGGTTTAACGCGCTCTTCGTAGTCGATTAGTCTCTCGGTAGCGCCCATGCCGTTAACGTCCTTAGAATGGCTCTGAACGCCGCTGTAGCCCTGTGCTTTAACATCGCGTGCGCTATCCATGGATGCAAGCTGTAGGTTAATCCGCTCTAGCTCTTTTGCCGCGTCCCTAGCGCTCTCCATGAGATCGGTAGCGCTCTGGTAGCGCTCCCGCATTGGTAGAACCTGTTTCAGTCCAATCACCCGCCTTAATAATATTTACTTTACTTTTATTTACTTATATATGCTTAACCCAGTGCGCTAACCGACGGTTAACCACCGGTTAGAAGCGCCGCAGGTCAAAGCATACGCACCTCTCTGACCTGCACGGGTCAAGTGTATAGTTATCTAACACAATAGCCATATGTGTATCCAAACTCTATACCAGAAACCGTGATTTAAGCTTAGAAGTGCAATCGGCTTCAAACTGAGTTATCCACCGATTATTAACAGTTATCCACAAGTTACCAACAGGTTATCCACAGTAGTTAGTTGCTACCCCCACGTGGTATCACCATCACCATAGTTGCTACCCCCACGTGGTATCACCGTTGCCGTAGTTGCTACCCCTAGACGGGTCACCATTATTAGTTGCTGCCTACGTGGTAGTAGCTTTCTTGCCGCCGCGCTTGCCGTTGGCTCTGTTCCGTCCAAAGACGGCGCTGTTCCTGAGCATCCTGTCTGAGACGATAACGCCGCGCTCGCAAAGCTCTTTGTCGATCAACCCCAGCTCCGCGCAACAGCCAATGAATGTAGACGCCTTATCAGGCTCGACTTGCAGCATGATAGCCATGAGCTGCTTGTGCTCTTCCGTCTCGTACGGCAAGCGGTGATTGTCCGCTCCCGCCAACAGCTCGCATAGCATCCACCAAAGCCCGTAGTACTCCATTCCGCCGCGCAGGATTAGCAACCTGCACTTGATGTCTTCGTGCGCGGTGCTATCGTGGCTGAAATAGGGCATTGGCTTAGAACCGGCTATCATCGCTTCTTGCTCGCTTACACCAGCCACGATAGCTCACCTCTACCAGATTCCGAAAAGCTTACCGATCAACGCTAGCGCCGCCGCCGTGATGAACGCCGCATAGTAGCTCTTGCCGTCACTCATGCTCACCAGCTCCATCCAGCAGCTCGATAAGCCGCTTGATAACGTCCTTGCGCAATGCCGGCTTGCCGCAAACGGCGATGCTGAGATTAGTCCAATCGTACGTTTGCAGATGCAACAGGTTCTTCGCAACCTGCTTAGATTCCCTGCTCATAGTCACTCCTAGAAAAGTTGCAGTCGGCGAGCTCTTTGGTGTAAATCATTCGCTGACCCCTTCCGCTTTTCCCGTTATCAAGTTATATGCGTCATCCATCAAATCGAATGCCGTTAGTCCCGTCTCGCGCTCGTAGTGTTCAAGCACGATTTCAAGCACCTTGTTGGCATAATCCCAACCCTGCAACGGCTCTTGTCTGCGCTCGTACTGCAAGCGGTTTGCAAGCGCGTTTGCAACAACCAAAACGGCTTGGTCATATCTGGTCATACGCGCCACCTCGGTTTAAGCTCAAGGATGTAAACCCCGTTTCTGCGCCGTATGAAAATCGGCTCGAACAAAAGACGCTCGATGTTCTCGATAGACGTTTTCGCAAGCTCGGCGATCGCGTCAATCGTGCCTTTGTAAATCTCTTTTCCGTTCAGCAAGACGAAAAACTCTGACGGTATGTATTCACTGCCTTTGTACTCGCCGATCTTGTAGCCGAATGGCAAATTGCATTTGCTGCGACCGCCTAGAAGAGATACGCGGTTGACACGCTGCTCCATCGCGTACTTGGTAACCGTTTTTGGCGTCACTCCCAAAACATCCGCGACAACATCGCTTGTGCCGGTTATAGGCTCCTCTTTGCCTTTGAAAATCTTGTAAACGGCTGTTTTCGCGCCCATCATTCGCCCCACTCCGCAATGGCAATGTCGATGCATTCACGCGCCTTTTTCAGGTCTTGCAACCCGTTTTTCAACGGTGCTCGCCAGATGTATTTGAGTGCTGTGGTCATCCAATAGGCAACGGCGCTCTTTGCGCCCGCTCGGTCATAGCCTGCAAGCATTGAACGCATAGCGTCCTTGCACTCGATGTGTCCGTCTCCGATGTAATGTTTTGGAGCTGAAACGGGGTTATTTGACTTGATACAGTTAGGCTCTTCGTCACTCTCTGGGTCATAGCCGCAATTATCGCAGCGCATCCAGCCAATGTGTCCCCTTCGTTCATAGTGCAGCCAGTTTTCATTACCGCAAATCGGGCAAACGGGCTTGTCGTTGTCCATCGCGCTACCTCCCAGAACTGCCAAAGCCGTCTGCACCGCGCTCGGTACCGTCCAGCTCTTCGACTTGCTCGAACGTTACGCGGGGAACGGGAACGATTAACAGCTGCGCGATGCGGTCACCCTCCCGTATGTCGAAGCCCACGCTGTTGTGGTTGACCAAACCCACCTTGATAGAGCCGCGATAGTTCGGGTCGATGACGCCGGGCGAATTGATGACAGTAACCTCGTGCTTGCAGGCCATGCCAGAACGTGGGCAGACAAGGCCAACGTAGCCGCTGGGGATGGCAACCCTCACGCCTGTATCGACAAGTCGAACGGCACCGGCTTTGATGTAACAGCTCTCGCTTGCTCTCAGGTCAACGGCTGCGTCATCCGCGCGCGAATATGCGGGAACGCTGCCATGATCGTCAATGACGGTCTTAATCTCTACGTGCTGCATGTGCTTACCCCTCGATTGCATGCTGATAAATCATGTCCGCGATTGTCTGCCACTCGTAATCAAGCTTGCCTACTGCTTCGAGCATCGAGCAAGCAAGCTCCCGAATCTCCCATTGCGCCGCCTTGTCGCTGCGGAGCTTGTAGAACGCTTCGAGTTCGCGCAGGTTTGTGGTCATGACAACGCTGGTCTTGGTAGCTTCTGGCAACAGGTAGCGCGCGTCCTCGGGCTTGATTCCGTGATAGAGCGCTTTGTCGTACGCTCGACCTGCATCAGCCATGTGGTCTTTGTACTGCTTGCAAAGACCCTCGTTTTGTTCGATTGTAGGCGGTATGACGTACCAATCGCCATGCCATACGTCAATCTTGGTGTAGCGCTGGCTCTCCTGCACGAAGCTGGCGAGACGGTGCCGCACGAGCTGATGGGAACACGCGCGGCTGATGCCATCGATGCGAAAAGTCATAGCGACGTGCTCCAGCACGCTCGTATGACCAGCTCGCCAACATCCTAGAGCGCGTTTGATGCTCGCGTCCGTCTTTCCGTGGCTGATTCCAGCGCATTCGCCGATGAAGCTGAGCGGCTTATGGTGCGAAACGTTGATGATCTCGACTCGCATTATTTGAACTCCCAATCTTGGTAAGAGCTGTAAAGCATTGACGCAAGCAAATCGCTGTGGTTGCGCTCGCCCGCGCATTCTTCTTCAAGTGCTTCAATCTTGTCTTGCAGCTCGCGTATGTGCTTGTTTCTGCTTTTAACTGCTATTGCGAAGACGTCTACCTGCTTTTGCAGCCGCTTGACCTCAACGCGCCTGTCATGCAATTTGGCTTGCAGCTGGGCTATCTCGCGCTTGTGCGCGTTGTTCCACTTGGTTACTCGCCAGTGCTCACGCGCCCAATGCTCTGTAAGCGCCTTGTATCGCATCTTTCCCCAATGCAAATCTTCAACGCGCTCATTTAGCTCGCATATCTTCAGCCGTTGCTCATGTATGCGCTGGTTGAGCTGGTTAATCGTTTGTCCGCGCTGCTTGTTCCAGCGCAAAAGCTTGGTAAAACAGCGCCACGCTTTTATCTTCGCTTCGGTAATGGCTTCAGTATCTTGCCGCTCGATTTCTGGCACGTCCGTACCGGTGTAAATCGCCGCGAGATACTTTGCCAACCTTGGCGGTAGATGATCGTACATGCTCACTCCTTATTCGATTGTTCCTGTCTGATTCTTTCGAGACGCGCCGCGCAAGCGTCAGCGCTGTTGTCCTCTTTGCATGCGCCGCCGCTCGGCGTGGTGTAGCAACCCCGTACGGGGCAGTTGACGAACACGCCAGCTAACCTGCAAAAGGCATGGTTCGGCATCGTCCGCAAGCGCTGCATCTGGTCGCACGTCTCGGGGTCTGTTACATAAGAGCCTTTATGGCGCTCTCTAAAGCCCGTAGCGTCTAGGAAAATGCTGGGTCGCTCGAACGATAGCGGCAACTCCAACTGACCCTCTAAAACGGCTCTCATTGCCCCTCGTAGCGTCTGAACCACTGGCAATAGCTGCCGCCGTCCGATGGCTCGATGCAATGCATCAAGTCGAAGCGGCTAGGCGTCTCGTTGGCTTTCTTGAGAATGAGAAACTGCTTATAGCAAACCCCAGCGCCGTTGATCGCTTCATCCCATTCGGCGCAGTTGCCGCAACAGCGCTCTTGCTCCGGGTCTGGGTCTGGCACGCCGTCGCGCATCGCGCTCTCGATTCCCCAAGCCATTACAAACGCCCCTTGCGCCTGTTCGATTCCTCGACCATCGCCATATACGTTGTGAGGTCGGTGCATCCAAGCGCCTGCGCGAGATTGCCGCAAGCGGTTATAACGTCCGCGATTTTCAGCAACAGCTTTTTGCGCTCCTTGGTTCGCATCGTTGGCGCTGCATCGCTGTAATTTTCAAACGCGCTGTAGACCTCGCAAGTCTCCTCTGCGATTTTGAGCGCGAAAGGCTTTGTAGCGTCCACCTTGCTAAACGTGTGCGCGGTGCCGATTTTGACGTATCCCATTTTTAGGCTCCTAAGAAATGGGGCGCTCGCTTTGAACGCCCCCGCGATCGGTTAGTTGAATTGTTCGAGCAACGCCGCGCGTTGGTTGACTCCAAGACCCTTAACACGCGCTTTCTCGCTAATGCTCAAGTCAACCATGAGCTGCTTCGCCTTTGCCGCGCCGATACCGGGCAACGACTTAATCAGGTCATAGACCTTGCAGCGCTGCATTTCGGGCAAGGTCAACGCATGTTCGAGCGTCATCTTGCCCGCCTTCAAATCGTCCTTGATAAGCTTGCGCGCCTGACGGACAGCTGCCGCTTTCGCAAGCGCAGCCTGTCGCTGCTCCGGCGTGAGATTGGGCAATGCCATTTGATTTACCTACTTTCCTAGTTCCTAGAACGGGATATCATCGTCATAAACTTCAACCGGTGCCGCTGGCGCTATGGGGATTGCGGCCTGCGCCGGTGCCGTCTGCTGAGGTGTAACGGGCGGCTGGTATGCGGTCTGCTGAGAATCGCCGCGGCTCATAAACTCGATGTCATTAACGATCACTTCGAGCTTCGAGCGCTTTTGACCGTCCTTTTCCCATGAGCTGTAGCGCAGCTTGCCGCTGATTGCCACCTTGCTACCCTTGCGAATGTAGCGACTCACGCTTTCGGCGCGTGTGCCGAACATCGTGCAGGATACGTAATTGGGATAATCTTCCCATTCGCCCGTGCGCTGGTTCTTTTGGCGGTCATTTACCGCGATGTCGAAAGAAAGCACCTGCGTACCGCTTGCCGTTGCCCTAAGCTCAGGGTCGCGGGTCAGGTTGCCCGATATGTTGACTTGGTTGATGCTCACTGGTTGACCTTCCTAACCTTCCCGTGCAGTCCGCTTGCTTTCATCAAGGTAACGGCTGCGTCTTTTTCGGCTGCACTGTAGCAATGAACCTCTACGATGTATTGCAGCGTGTCGCTCGGCTGTTCGATGATCGGTTCCGTTGTCTGCGTAGTCGGCTCCGGCATTTGTGCCGCCTTTGTAACCGGTATAGCTTCCGCTTGCTTGAGCCGCTGGATATCCGCGAGCCTACGCGCTTCTTCTTTCGCTAGCTCGGTCGCGCGTTGCAAGTCGCGCGTACGGTAAAGCTCTGATAGGGCTGCGTCCTTGACCTGCTCGGGGTAATCGAGCTGCGAGATGATGTTGCTGTTCTCGGTGAGATAGAGCGCGATGCTATCCATCGTCTTGCGAGCTTCGGAATCACCATCGAGCTTGCTCATGGTCTTAATCCATGACGGCTCAAAGATGCTTTCGAACGGCACGAGCGGGCTTGCCGCTTCTCCGGTGCAGAGCGCGAACGTGGGGTAGGTCTGCTCCCAATAGGTTTGCAAACGCTCTTTCTTGGCAAGGCGCAAACGATCCTCATACGCTTTGATAGCGCTGGCGTTCTTATCGCTCACGTCCTGCGCCGCGCTCGCCGCCTGCTTAGCCATGTCCATGACGTAGCGCTTGGCTTTATCAAGCTCGGATGTGATGACCTTTCGCCCCTCGTCAATCTCCTTGACGACCTTGTTGGCGCTCGCTCGCCACTGCTTGGCGCTCTTGTAGTCCTCGACAGTTGCGATGCTCTCGGCAACGATGCCCTGTTTTGCAAGCTCGTTGGCCTTGTTGGTCATTTCCTGCAACCACGTGGCGAACTCGCCGCCGTCCGCAAGCGTGACGCTTACCGTGGCCTTGGTGATAGATTTCGTCTCTGCCATTTAAAAGCTCTCTTCGTATTCAACTGGTTCGGGGACGATTTCAGGCTCGACCTCGATGGGGATAGGCTCTGATGCAACGGGCTTGACGCTGGGGTTGGCTATGCATTCCTCCATGTGCGAGACGATAACGCGCACGTCCTTCTCGCTGAGATGGTGCATGTCCTGCGCGTTGGTGAGCGCCACAAGGTTGCTTGTCGCGTCTCTGAAAGCTTCCTTGCGCTTGGCGCTGTCCTCGATCTCGCCGTATTCCGCGACAACGTACATGGGCATGAGTTGTTTGATAGGCGCTGGGTCGGCGAACGTCTGGACAGGCTCGGCGTAGCTTTCGACTGGCTGCGGCTGGGCTTGCTGCATTTCCTCCGAAACGTACATGCCTTGGAAGTCATCGGGGAACGCCAAACGCCATGCCGCCGCCTTCGCGCATTTTTCAATCATCACGCCGGGCATTTTCTGCCAATTGCTCTTGCCTGTGCTGTAATCGTCCAGCGCGACCTCCGCATAGGCTGGCTTTCGGTTGTCCTTGAAGTGGACCTTTGCCCAACCGCCCAGGAGCGTCTCGCCCGCCGCCTTGTATACCGCGCTGCCGTCCTTGTGGACGATCTCGCCGTTACGCAAGACAACGACGCCGTTCTCGATGCCCGCGTAGTTATCATTTCGGCAAGCTCGGCGATTGAAGACCTGATAGTTGGTAATCATCTGCGCGGGGTTGCTGCCGTACTTGACGAGGTACGCGTCTTTCACGAACGGGTTCAGCCGCTGCGACTTGCAAAGCTGCAAGAACAGCGACACTTCCTTTTGGTCGGCATTCTGGCAAATGAGGTTGCGAACGTCATCCGCTGTGACGGTGATGTTCGCGCCAACGTCATCCGTGAACGCGATTGACGTTTGCTGTGTTGCTAATGCGTTTGTCATTACTGTCGCTCCTTAACATCCTTGACCAGCACGGTTACAAATTCCTCTGGCCTGCGTTTTCGGTCTTGCTTTTTAGCTGTGATGTAAACCACTTGTGCATCGTCTTTGTAAGCAACGCCGTTTAAACCGTCCAAAAAGATCTTGCAGATGTTGTCGATATCTGGCTTGTATGTGTCTGGCTCATGCGTCACTTTGAGCGGTCGGCTCTGCGGTAGGGCGCGATAGGCTGTTATGTGAACCTCGACAGCCCCCGTGTGCAATGTGCCGCCGGCTTCGCGGTAGGCTTTGGCGATTTCTTGCTCATAGGCAACATCGCGTTTGTCCTTGTACGCTTTTGCGAAGCCGCCGCGCGTGGTGAAGCGTGGTCGGCTCTGTCCGCGCACCTTGCCGTAAACGGTGAAGCACGTGCGGTGCTGCTGCTCAGTCCATCCGCGCGAACCGTCCGCGCGGTCTTGTTTTATGTAGTCTGGCATCAGGCTACCTTCTGTTCGATAGGAAGCCTATGAGCAGGCCGATGCTTAGCGAAAGCATGGCCGCTGCTATCTTGAGTGATGTACTATGTTCCATAGCCGCCCCCTTGTTAGGAAATGGTTTTTGATATGGGAAATCGCGTTGACGTGACGGGGACCTTCATTACCTCGGTAATCGGTGCCGCCGTCTCGTATGGGTTCACTTACATGCTGTCCAGCATCGTTCCTGCTTTGGAATCGGTTGACCCGTTGCCCTGCGCCGTGTCTGGTTTCGCTTGCGGTGGTATCGGCTACCTGTTCGGGTTCCTATGCGGCGTTGACGGCGATACTCCCATCCTCGGCACCTACCGCAAGCGGAAGATGATCGCCGGGTTCTCGAAGCGCAAAGCCGCCGCTATCCTCGATGCCTATTCAGCCGACACGTTCATACCTGCTAGAGGGTGCTCAAACGAGGTTATGGCGTCATTGATGGCAAACGATCGCGTGTTTATCGCCGAATCCCTCAACGGCTACGGTTCGACGGTCATAACCTCGTACCAGATAACTGACGGATGGCGCAAGTTCCTTTCGAAAGATGCGAACCGCTCCCTTGTCGAGTCTCGCGCTAAGTGATTCTCGCCTAGCCGAACTTGGCTATATAGAAGCCGATGAAAAAGCCCAGTATCGCGAGATACGGTTGCAGCGCTAAAAGCTTCTGCTTTGGCGTGAATCCGTTGCCGCTCATCGCGCCGCCTTGATGAACCTGTTGATGAAGTACTGCTGTCCCTTGCCCGTGACCTTCGCCGTCCTCTGCACGGTGATGTGTCCATCGGAATGCGTGATGGACGTCTCCTTGATGCGGAAAAGTCCCATCTCCATGGCGCGCTGCGTGGGAACGTTGTAGTTGCTCCCGGTCTTGCCGAGGTATCCGTCTTGCCTAAGCTTCTCGAACAAGCGGTTCTGGCCTATCTGAACGCCGTTCTGTCGCATCATCTTCGCAAGCTCGCCGACAAGGCACGTGCCGTCGCTCGCCGCGACTGCATCCGCGAAGAGCGCCTTGGGTTTCAGCTCTTCAATCTGGGCTTTCTGCCGCTCGATTGTATCCTGAGCAAGCAGGACGGCACGCGCCATGATCTGCTCTGGCGTCTCGTCAGCCGCCGCCGCGATGTAACCGCCCTTCTTGCGGATGCTGGGCAAGACCTCGTGAGTTACCCAGCGCTTGAACGCTTTGGCTTCTGGCTTTCTGCTTGAAAGCACAAGGGAATAAAGACCGGGTTCATTCACAACTGCCTTGCTGGGATTGCCCGGAATACCATCATTTAAAATGATAGTATTCTTTTCGTCATCATCTAACCTGTTAAGTGATTGACTGACGTTCCCAATGCAAAGCGCATCGCAAACATCTTGTGCGACAAACCACGGTTCGCCGTTGTCATCCTTGACAACGCGCAACTGTCCGAATTGATCGTTATTGAATTGTAGTGTGGTGATTTCGTTCGTCATGCTACTCGCTCCCATGTGTTGAACCAACTGAGCAAATCGCCGATGTAAATGCGAATCGCTGGTCTGTTGGTGTTGGTGTTCGGTACCTTGTGCGCTTTAAGCTCGCCGCTGTGGACTGCCGCGCGTACCGTTTCGGCGCGAATGCCCAAAGCTTTAGCGGCGTCGCTCGCGCTGAAAAAGATAGAATCGCTCATTAAAGTGCGCTCCAGAGTCTGTATAGGACTGCGAGAACCGGAACGGCTGGGATTAGGACAATCCACGCGCCGAAAGCGTCCATCGCCGCGAGAAATGCGTTGATGACCAGCATTGGCAAGACGCCTGTGATTGTGAACGTTGCGAATAGACCTGATATAATGTTTCTCGTCATATGGGTTCACCCCCTTTTTTGACTAGTGGCTCTTCGTTCGCTTTGGTCGGCTGCGGGAGAGCCATTTTTTATTACCTTTGCAACCAGCAAATCGAATATGGCGGGTCAGGAATGACGCGCAGGAGGAAAGAAGGCCCGCGCTTTCTTGCTAAGGGATTGCCGGTCGAACCTTGCGATTGCCGCTTGTTCATGGGTTTCACTTTTCAAGCGCACAAAAGCCGTCACATTCGATTTGCTGGTTGCTGCTTTTCGTCCCGTCCTCAGCGGTGAGCGTTGCCATCGTTTGCATGTCTGTTGCACAAAATGAAGAGTAGGAAGGAACCAAGAATCACAAGTAGGAATACCCCGTTTCGCAGGGTTCACAGATAAATAGACCAGTCTCCCGACTGGCGGCAACGCTCGCCGACAAGGGCGGGACTCTAGATTTAACAAAGAACGTAGTCGGTTCTGTGGCTTGCGGAACGCTCGGGCTTTCCATCCCGCAAAGAACCGCCGCGCTCGATGGGGTCTATCCGCTTGCCAGCAAGTTGAATAAGAGTTGTTAGCCTTTTATTCGAAGGTCAAGCGCTGGCAAGCGGGTAAATCGCATATGGCGCGGGAATTGAGCTTGTGAGCTGTTTAGCTCGCTTTAGGCTCGCGGCAAGCCAATTCGTCTAGCGGTTTGCCGAACAGGTCGCAAATCTGGATAGCGCGATCAAGGCTTATAACCCTGCCGCCATATAACCAACCTTTAAGAGTTGATAGCGGTACGCCGATGGCTTTAGCTGTTTCGTCTTGCGTTAATCCTGCGTCAACCATCCAACTCCGCAACCTGCGCGACACGTCATCACGGTTCATTTGCTCACCCCCAAACGGTTATCTGCTGTATCCGTTGCTGTTGCAATAGATACGTGGTGTATCTCAACGCTGTTAATAATAGATACGTCTTGTATCTATGTCAACAATAAATAGCGCAAAAGTTGTAAAATAGATACGTGGCGTATATTATTAACTTGTTGAAAGAGGGTGAGCGGATGAAAAATAGACTCATGGAGCTGCGAAAGAAAGCTGGTTATAAGAACCGCAACGATTTTGCAGACGCGCTAGGAATTAACCAGAACACTTATAAAAGCTGGGAAACAGGAAGAACAAAGTTGAAGCTAGATGATGCCTGCATAATTGCAGACTTCTTGCGCTGCACGCTCGATGAACTGGCAGGCCGTGAAGTACCGCCGCCCAAGGTGTTTACCGACAAGCGGCAAGAGCGAATGAATCATTGCTATTCGCTTTTAAACGATGAAAGCAAAGAGCAATTAGCCGGTCTTGCATCGACCTTTACCGCCGACGCATCGCGGCTCGCATTTAAATCGGGGGAAGATACTGAGATTGGTGTAGCGGAGAGGTCGGCGTGATATCAGAGTGGAGGAATCAATGAAAACGTTCATCTTCTCGTTTATATCTGCTGTTGTCGCTGTTCAGCTGTACAAGTTCATCGAGAAGCGGAGGAAATAGCAATGCTAACCGATGCTCAGAAACGCGCACAGGCCAAATACAACAAGGCCAACGTACGCCAGACGGCTGTCAGGTTCTACCCGTCAGAGCAAGATCTATGGGAATGGCTGGAGAACAAGGGCAACAAGGCTGGTTACATCAAGGAGCTTATACGCGCTGATATGGAGAGGTCGGCGTGATATCGCAAGCCTTTAGAATCACTATGAGGTGGTTCGGATGTGGAGAAAAATAATGGAGCGAGAAAGCGTAATCGTAAAATTCGGCGGGAACATCAGCGGCGTAGACGTGAACACATTCACGCGTACCGTGCTCGCCTACTCTGCTGTCGCTCGGGCTGCATGCGAGAAGGTGGATGCATCGAAGCAGCTTGATATCCAAATCGGGTCAACCAGCCCCGGTTGTCTTGAGGTCACGCTCAACATCACGGCAGATATCATACAGGGAATGCTTGATATCGTCGCTGCATCCGCACCTGTTCTACCAAGCGTTATAAACACTGCGGCAGAGTATTATCGGCTCACCAAGTTCCTTGGTACGAACGGAAGCCCGAGAACGACAACCATTGACGGTGACGGCGAATCGACCAGAATCACAGCGGGGAATGGCTCTACGATCACCATCAATCGCAATACGTACAGCATCTATACAGATAGGCCGGACGTAGCCAAGTCTATAGCCGGTTCGTTCAAGGAGCTTGAGAACAACCCCGAAATCGAGTACATCGAAATAGACGGTGGAGACCGTCCGAAGGGAAGGCATTTCAAAGCAGTAAGCGGTGATTTCCCAGCCATGTCGAGCGCTCCGCAGTATGCGGGCGAGGAAACTAAAACCGTTCTCATTGAGAAGCAGAACCTAGCGGTTCTCCGCGTTACCCTCAAGAAATCGACTAGGAACATGTGGCAGTTCGCTTGGAACGGGTTCCCGATTTCAGCGAATATCACGGATTTGGATTTCTTCGACAACCTCGATAACTATTCGTTCTCGATCGGCGATGTCATGGTCGTTGACCTTAAGGTTACCAAGCGATATGACAGGGAATTGAAGACCTACATGAATGAGCGTTACGAGGTAGTAAAGGTGAGGGATAAGCACAACGCGCCCAAGACAGGCCAACTTGCAATGTGAGTAGGAGCAAAAGGCCAGTGAATGCGTAAAAAGCGCCCCGCGTCCGTCTCCAAACACACGCGGGGCAGGCAACCGCTAGGAGGGTCGCTATGTCTAATACTACACGCTCGAAGTACGGTAGCAAGCAGCGATTGGCGCGGAACAAGTGGCGGCTGTTCGTCTCGGCTGGTCGCAAGACGGACGGCAAGCGCCGCCGCATGAGCAAGGTCTTTGAAGGCACGGAGAGCGAAGCAGACGCCGAACTCATGCGCTTCGCGTACGAATGCGGCAACACGGCGATGATCGGCGAATCGATGACGCTGCATGACTACTTTTGGCTTTGCTTTTCGCCCGAACGTCACAAGACAACGACACGCGCGAACGCCATGAACTACGATTCTATCTACAAGTGCCATATAGACTTGCCGCTCGGGCATTTGCGGCTCTGTGAGCTTGATTACGCCACGATAAAACGGTGGGTGCTATCATTGCCCCCGCAAAGCGCACAAGCCTATGTAACGGCTCTGAGGGCTATCCTCAACCAAGCGTTTTACGATGGCGCGATGAAAACCGCCGTCATGCGCGATTACCAATACAAGCTGCCGCGCGGCAAGGGTAAAGCGCCGTTGCCCGTTTGGGGCGCTCAGGAAGTCAAGCGCTGCCTTGACGCGCTGGACGGTGACCCGCTCTATTGCCTTTGGCTGGTCATGGTCGGCGGGGGATTGTCGCGCTCTGAAGCGTTGGCGCTCGACTGGGAAAGCATTCTCTGGGAACCGCGCGGAAGCCACTGGGTCGCGCACGTCAACGTGGCTGGTGCCTGCACCGCAAAGGACGGCGAGAAGCCGCCAAAGAACGACAGGCGCTATAGGCGAGTGCCGATCATGCCGCTTTTCGCCGACAGGCTCTACCGGCACCGCGCAACCGGTGCGATTTGCAAAGGTGTTCGCGGTGGTCGAATGTCACCCAACCAGATACCTAACAAATGGAAAGCGCTATTTGAACCAGATGGGAAACTAGCGGGGTTGCCGTTCGTCCAAATCGGAAGGATGCGCGCCACGTACTCCACACTGATGCAAAGGGCTGGAATCGACTCTACGATCATCAACGCCATGCAGGGAAGAGCTGAAAACAGTCGCGTGCTCTATACCAACTACCTAAATCCCGCTGAGGACACTTTCAGCGAATCGGCGGCAACGATGCAAAGGCTGGTGAGCCAAAATGTATAAAATCGCGCTTCTCCGCCGTGTGCCATCGTGTGCCAACTCGGGGACGCTCAGGGACGTTCTGGGACGTTTTCAGCGCTTTTCGTTTTGAATAACCGCAGGTAGACGGGTTAAGAAAAATGTGACGTTCTGACTACGAATCAGAACGTCACAGGTTCGAATCCTGTACGCCGCACCAGTTGAAACAGCAGGTAGAGCGTGGTTTTTACTGCGCCCTACCTTTATGCATGAATATTTTCGTGTGCCATCGTGTGCCAACTCCAAAAATCACCCTTTTTTACGATGAATGAAATAGCCCGAATGTTGCATTAAATCGCGGCATGAAAAAACCGCCCCCCCCCCCCCCGCCCCCGCCGCGCGGGCGGGGGGCGGTGGCTCTCTTTTCTTTT